TCTGGGACCTCATCGACGAAGCCACCCCCGCCACCACCCGCCGCGCCTACCGCGAAGAATGGGACCGGTTCACCAAGTGGTGCCGGGAGCAGGAGCGCACCCCGCTGCCCGCCACCGCCGAAACCCTCGCGGAATACGCCGCGCACCTCGCCGGCCGCGACCTCGCCCCGTCGTCCATCGGCAAGGCCCTCGCCGCGATCACCAAAGCCCACCAGACGGCCGGGCACGGCGAACCGGACCGGCGCGGGGCGCGGGAAGTCCTGCGCGGCTACCGCAAGCGGTACGCCAAAGCCGGCGGCACCGTGAAACGGGCACCCGCGCTCACCCTCACCGCCCTGCGGGCCATGGTCGCCACCCTCGACCCCGACACCCTCGTCGGAGTCCGCGACCGTGCCGTCATCGTCCTCGGCTTCGCCATGGGCGCCCGCCGCTCCGAGATCGCCGCCCTCAACCTGACCGACCTCGAACCCCACCCCGAGGGGTTGCAGGTCACCGTCCGGCTGTCCAAGACCGACAAGGAGGGCCGGGGCCGGGTCGTGGCCGTGCCGTACGGCTCGAACCTCGCCACCTGCCCCGTCCGGGCCGTCGAGCAGTGGCGCACCGCCCTCGCCCACCACGGCCGGCAGGACGGGCCGCTGTTCGTGCGCGTCGACCGGCACGGCCGGCTCGGGCACGCCGCCCACGGCAGAGGCGACGCCGACGGGCGCATCACCGGCGAGACCGTCGCCAACATCATCCGCCGCGCTGCTGAAGCCGCCGGCCTCGACGCAGCCGCCGCGTACTCGGGGCACTCGCTGCGGCGCGGGTTCGCCACCGCCGCGTACGCCGCGCCCGACGCCGACCTCGTGCGCATCGCCCGGCACGGCGGCTGGAAAGAGGGCTCCGCGGCCCTGTTCGGCTACCTCGAAGAAGTGGACCGGTGGCGGAAGAACCCCGCCTCCGGCATCGGCCTGTGAAGGGAGGTGAGGACATGAAGCTCGACGCCCTGTACGCGCTGCTCGACTACGTGTGGCAGACCTACGGCCGCTGAGAACGACGGTGGGGCCAGGACTCGCCCAGTCCCGGCCCCACCGGAGCAGCACACCCAGTAGGCGGCAGCTCATACCCACCGGCAAGCCTACAAGGGGGGACCACGACATGGACCGCGCCGACATGCTCACCGCCATCGCCAGCACCGCCGACCAGCTCACCGAGCCCACCAAGCACGCCGAGCCCATCCCCGACCGCAACGAACACCGCAACAAGGTGATGCGGCGGGTGTGGGTCACCGAGCAGCCGTCCCTGCTCGACCAGCTCGCCGCCGCCGTCATGCCCGGTGAGGTGTACGTCGACCCGCAGGGACCCGCGGCGAAGAGCAAGCCCGGCAGCACCCCGCCGGCCCGCCTCGACGCCGTCGACCGGCTCCTCGCCATCGAGGCCAGCGCCGCGCTCTGGATGATGGACCTGCGCATCCCGATGCGCGACAGCGTCACCTCCAACATCCGCGCCCTCGTCGGCGCCGCCGGCGGCCTCGACTCCGACAAGCAGCAGAGCCTGCTCGACAACATGCGCGTCTGGCGACTGTGGGCCGCCACCGTCGTCGGCTGGCATGTGCCCGCCTGGCGGCCCAACTCGCCGTGCATGGTCTGTGAGAAGCGGGACGTGCTGCGGGTGCGCCTCGACAAGGGCACGGCCTGCTGCATGGCGTGCGGGGCGGTGTGGGACCGGCAGCACATCGACGAGCTGGCCGAGTTCGTCAAGCGGCACCGGGAGCTGGCCAAGGCGCAGGCGTTGGCCGCCAGGCTGCGGGCGCAGGAGCAGCAGCGGAAGGAACGCGCGGCGCGCTGCCCGGCAGCTTGACAGAGGAATGTCCGATTCTTACGCTGAGTGCAGCACTACCAGTGTCTTCGGAGCCCCGCCATTCCCCCCAGGACGGCGGGGCTTCCCCATGCCCGGGGGTGACACGGTGCGCGTCCCGTACGCGCTGCTCGCCGCCATCCTGGCTGTTGTCGTCGGTATCGGCGTCGCCCTGTGCGCCATCCACTGGCCCGGGAGGTAGCGGATGAACTGGGACATGGTCACAGCCATCTCGCTGTTCACGCTCGAAGCCGTCGCACTCGGCGCGGTCGCCGTGCTGGTCAAGCGGAACCTCTGGCCGGCGTAGCCATGCGTCGCGCGATGCGCGTCTGCTCAGTACCTGGATGCCCTCAGCTCACAACCGGCGGCCGATGCGGACCGCACCGACAACAGGCAGATCAGGCACGAGGCAGCAGACACCAACGCGGGTACGGCGCGGCGCACGAGGCCGAGCGGCGGCGCTGGCGACCCAAGGTGGAACGGGGCGAGGTGGACTGCGCCGCACCCACCTGTGTCATGCCCGCCCGACGCATCCTGCCCGGCCAAGCGTGGGACCTGGACCACACGGATGACCGGCACGGCTATCGCGGTCCAGCTCATCAACCATGTAACCGAGGGTGGAGACGCGAGGTCGACCGTCACTCACAGTGAGTGAGGGGTGGGGACCCACCCCCAAAGCCGCAGGTCAGCCGGACCGCCGGGGAGGTGGCTCGCTGTCCGGACCCCTGAGTTCTCGCCGGGAGGTGACTCAGCGTGACTGCCATTCCGATCGGGCTGGGCGCTGGCGGCCGGGAGTTGTGGAAGTCGGTAGCCGACGACTACGAGCTTGACCCGGTGCAGAAGGTGCAGCTGCTGGAGGCGTGCCGGGCGAAGGACCGTCTGGACAAACTCGACGCCCTGCTGCGCGGTGACGTGGACTCGTGGGCGCGGCTGACGCACCGGCTTCAGACCGACGACTACGAGCTGAAGATCGATGCGGCGCTGACGCAGGCGAACGCCACGGCGAACCTGATGAAGCAGCTGCTGGCGGCGCTTCGGCTGCCGGATCCGAAGACGGGCAAGCGCCCGCAGTACCGGGGTGCTCGGGGTGCTCAGGCGCCGTCGGTGCCGGGCGGTAAGGGTCCGGGCACGGTGACTGCGCTGGACAAGTTCCGTGAGGCATCCGGAGGCTGACGTGCCGTGGAAGCCGCTGTTCGACGGGCATGTTCCGTCGCTGGGCTACGAGGTCGCCGACTGGATCACTGCCTACTGCTGCCACGGGCCGGGTGACATCGCCGGCGAGCCGATCGAGCTGGATCGGGAGTGGTTGCGGTTCCTGGTGGAGGCGTACCGGATCGATCCGGTGACGGGCCGGCGGGTGTACGACGAGGCGGTGCTGTCGCGGCCGAAGGGGCGGGCGAAGTCGGAGCTGGCCGGCTGGGTCGGGGTGGCGGAGGCGCTGGGCCCGGTCCGGTTCGACGGTTGGAACGCCGACGGTCAGCCGGTCGGTAGGCCTGTCCGCACGCCCCTGTTGAAGGCGTTGGCGACCGAAGAAAGCCAAGCCGGAAATACTTTCGAGAACATCGCGTTCATCTGCGGCGAGTGGGGCAAGGACAACCACCCGGAGATTTACGGGGACATCAGCGGCGCCCGCAACTACCAGTCCGCGACTGCGCTCTACCTGCCCCACGGCGGTGAGATCCGCGCGTGCACGTCGGGTTCGGCGTCAAAGGACGGCGGCAAGGAGACCTTCGTCGTCGCCGACGAGACGCACCTGTACGTGCTGCGCGAGCTGAAGAGCATGTACGGCACGGTCAGCCGGAACCTCGGCAAGCGGGACCAGCCGTGGCTCCTGCAGACCACCACGGCATACAGGCCGGGCGAGCAATCTGTCGCGGAGGACACCCTGACCGCCTGGCGGAAGGGTGAGCTGTCGCCGTCGGTGCTGATGGACCACCGCGAGGCCAAGGGCCGCATCGACCTGGACGACGAGGCGCACACCAAGGCGCAGTTGCGGCAGGTGTACGGCGAGGCGGCCGGCTGGCTGGACCTGGACCGGATCTACCGGAACATGCGTGACCCGCGGATCTGCGCGGACGACGCGGAGGCGGCCCGCTACTACCTGAACCGGCCGCTGTCGACGAAAGACGCGTGGATCCCGCTGGACGTGGTGGAGCGGCAGGCCCGCGCTGAGGCGGTCGAGCCTGGTACGCCGATCGCGCTCGGGTTCGACGGGTCGCTGCGGGACGACGCGACGGTGCTGATCGGCGTCCGCATGACGGACGGGTTCCTGTTCCCGGTGGGTGTGTGGGCGAAGCCGAGCGGGCCGGAGGGCAACTGGTGGGAGGTTCCCCGGTCGGATGTGCTGGCCGCCATCCGGGAGGCGTTCGCCCGCTACCGGGTGTCTCGGCTGTACGCCGACCCCCACGAGTGGCGTTCCGACGTCGACACCCTCGCTGAGGAGTTGGGCGCCGAGCGGGTGATCTCGTGGGAGACCCGCCGGGACGTGCAGATGGCCGCGGCGCTGGACCGGCTGCGCACGGACCTGATGAACGGTGCGGTGTGGCACTCGGGCGATCCGGTGTTCGTGGAGCACTTCGGCAACGCCTACGTCCGCCGTAAGGGCGGGCATCGGCTGGTGCGCAAGGAGCACGACCAGTCCAACCGAAAGATCGACAGCGTGGTCGGCGCCGCGCTGGCGTACGAGGCGCGTGCTGATGCGCTGGCCGCCGGCTGGGGCGGCGAGCCCGAAGACAACCGTGTTGTGGTGTTCCGATAGCTGGGGGAGGTCGCGTGGCGCTCTCCGAGGATGAGAAGAACACCCTCAACCGACTGGAGTTGCAGCTGCTGCGCACGCAGCGCCGCAACCGGGTCCTCGATGCGTACTACGACGGTGAGCAGCGGCTGGAGCAGCTCGGGCTGGCGGTTCCGCCGGAGCTGGAGCGGTTCCTGACGATCGTGGCGTGGCCGGGGACGTACGCGGACGCGGTTGAGGAGCGCATCGATCTGGAGGGTTTCCGCCTGCCGGGGATGACGGAGGCCGACGACGAGCTGTGGCGGATCTGGCAGGCCAACGGCCTGGATGAGGAGTCGCAGCTCGCCCACCTGGACGCTCTGGTGTTGGGCCGCTCGTTCATCGTGGTCGGCTCCGGTGACGACACCCCTGACGCGCCGTCGGATGAGGATGGCGACGCGGATCGGGATCCGGCGGTTCCGCTGGTGACGGTGGAGTCGGCGAACGAGGTGAACGTCGAGCTGGACCCGCGGACCCGCCGGGTGAGTGCCGCGGCGAAGGTGTACACGGATCGGGCCGGCGACGGGTCGTCTGTTCGGAAGGCGACGCTGTACCTGCCGAACGTGACGGTGTGGGTGGAGCGCAAGAACGCCCGGTGGGATGAGGTCGACCGGGATGAGCACGACCTGGGGGTTGTGCCGGTGGTGCCGATTGTGAATCGGCAGCGTTTGTCCCGGCGGGAGGGCCGTTCGCAGTTCCAGCGGGTCATCGGTTTGACGGACGCGGCGGCGCGGGCGTTGACGAACGCGCAGCTGGCGACGGAGATCATGGCGATCCCGCAGCGGTACGTGCTCGGGGCCAGCAAGGGCGACTTCGTCGACTCCGACGGCAAGCAGCTCACGGCGTGGGAGTCGTACTTCGGTGCGATCTGGGCGCTGGCGAACAAGGAGGCGAAGGTCGGGTCGTTCTCCGCGGCGGACCTGAGCAACTTCTCGAACATCGTCAACCACTACGCGGCGCTGGTGAGTGGTGTGACGGGTCTGCCGATGCGTTTCCTCGGCCAGTCGACGACGAACCCGCCGTCGGCGGAGGGTATCCGCGCGGATGAGTCCCGGCTGATCAAGACGTGTGAGCGGTTCCACCGTGGCACGGGCGGGTCGTGGGAGCTGTCGATGCGGATCGTCCGCCGGATTCTCGACGGCAAGTGGGATCCGAAGCTGGCGCAGTTGGAGACGCTGTGGCGGGATCCGGCGACTCCGACGCGGGCGCAGCAGGCTGACGCGGCGGTGAAGCTGGTCGGCGCGGGGATTCTGCCGGTTGAGGCGGCGTGGGAGGACATGGGGTACTCGGCTGCGCGGCGGACGAAGTTGAAGGCTCTGCGTGACGCTGAGCGGGCTGCTGACCCGGTGTTGGAGATTGCCCGGAACCTGCCTGCCCAGCAGCCGGCTGGTGTGCCGGTGGCGGCTGGCGATGCCGTCGCTGGCTGAGGTCGCCCGCGACCATGCCGCTCTGCGGCGCCGGCTGGGTGCGGCGGTGGGCGGCGAGGCTGGCCGGTTGTGGGGTCAGGTGGACCCGGACCGGGTCGGGGCGTCGTGGCTTCGTTTGGTGCCGCGGCTGCTGCTGGTGTTGATCGGTGCGCAGCAGGCGGCGGCGGGTCAGGCGGACGGCTACCTCGACGAGGTGTTGGACGCGCAGGGCATCGACCCGGCGGCCGGGGGGCGTGTGGTGCCGTCGGCGCTGTCTGGTGTCGCCTCGGACGGCCGGGACCTGGCCGACCTGCTGTACCAGCCAGCGATCAACACGCTGGTGGGTATCCAGCGGGGCGCGACCGTTGACCAGGCGCTGGCGGGTGGTCGGGCGTCGCTGGACATGATCGTGCGGACGCAGGTGGCGGACGCGGGTCGGGTCGCGGATCAGGTGGCGACGGTCGCTCGGGATGTGCCGGGCTACCGGCGGATGCTGGTCGGTGGTGGCTGTTCGCGATGCGCGATCCTGGCGGGCCGGTTCTACCGCTGGAATGCGGGATTCGATCGTCATCCGCGCTGCGATTGCGTGCACGTGCCGGCGCGTGAGGACACCGCCGACGAGGTGATGACTGACCCGAAGAGGTACTTCGCCAGCCTGTCCGAGTCCGAGCAGGACCGCATGTTCACGAAGGCGGGTGCGGAGGCTATCCGGCTGGGCGCGGACATCGGCCAGGTGGTCAACGCCCGCCGTGGCGCCCGTGGCCTGCTGACGGCGGGCGCTCGGGTGACCGGTGATGAGGCTCGGATGCTGCGCGGTGGCCGGTCCCGTGGCCGGCTGGAGGCGGTCGACGTGTACGGCCGGCAGTTGTTCATCACCAGCGAGGGTGTGACGACCCGCGGTGTGGCCGGGGTTCGGCTCGGCGCGAAGCAGACCGGTGAGAAGCAGGACGGTGCTCGGTACCGCTCGGCGAAGGTGCCGCGGCTGATGCCCGAGTCGATCCTCCAGATCGCCGGCAATGACCGTGATGAGGCCCGGCGCCTACTCAGGCGCTTCGGCTACCTCACCTGATGACGTCCCCCGCCGCGAGGGCGGGGCGAATGCAAGGAGCAGCCGCGATGGCTGAGGACACCACCAGCAACACCCCGGCCACCGAGGGTTCCGCGACGGAGCCCGACGAGCAGGCCACGCAGCCCTCGGATCTCGGTGACGCCGGGAAGAAGGCGCTGCAGGAGGAACGCCAGAAGGCACGGGCCCTGCAGAAGCAGGTGAACGAGGCCCTGGCCCGCCTGAAGCAGTTCGAGGACCGGGACAAGTCGGAGGCGGAGAAGACCGCCGAGCGGCTGTCCGAGTTCGAGAAGCGGGCCACCGCCGCCGAGCAGCGGGCGCTGCGCCTTGAGGTGGCTGCCGAGAAGGGGCTGACCCCGGGGCAGGCGAAGCGCCTTGTGGGGGCGACCCGTGAGGAGTTGGAGTCGGACGCCGACGACATCCTCGCCACCTTCCCCGCCGCCCCGGCCGTGCCGGAGCGGAAGGCCCCGAAGCCGGACCCGTCGCAGGGTTCCCGGGCGGAGGCCGGCAAGGGCGGGTCGGTGGCTGCCGGTGCGGCCCTCTACCAGCAGAAACACGCGAAGACGACCGCAACTTAAGGAGTTGCTGCGATGAATCTCAGCCCTGTGACTGAGACGTTCCAGCAGGACGACCAGTCCTGGCTGGGTTCCGAGCACGGCACCAGTTCGGCGCGCTCGATCACCCTCGACGTGTCGATGTTCACCGCGGGCACGCACTACCCGAACGGGTACTTCCCGTCCGGCCTGCCCCTCGGTGTGATCACCGGCACCGGTCAGGGTGGCGTGGTGGGCCTGTACGGCCCGTACAACGACGCCGCGACCGACGGCCGGCAGACCCTCGTGGGGTTCCTGCTGTGCGCGGTGGACGCCCCGTCGGCCACCACGGTCGACGTGCAGGGCGCGCTGCTCGACCACGGCCGGATCGTGGAGTCCAAGCTGCCCGTTGCCATCGACGCCGCCGGCAAGACCGACGTCGCCGGCCGAATCCAGTTCGTCTGAGAGGGGTGAGGTAAATGCTGCTGAACCAGGACTACGTCACCCCCGCCGAGCTGACCGGCTACGCGCGGGCGGCCCTGGCCGACCAGGACCGCAACCAGTTCACCCTGTCCCGGTGGCTGCCGGTGCAGGTCGTGGACGACCTGCAGTACCGGTTCACCCGCGGCGGTGAGGGTCTGATCGACGCGGCGACGTTCCGCGCCTACGACGCCGAGAGCCCGATCGGTTCCCGGCCGGGCGCGACCCGGGTCACCGGTGAGCTCCCGCCGATCTCGCGGAAGATCCGCCTCGGCGAGTACGACCGGCTGCGTCAGCGCCGCGACAACGGGGCGATCCGCGACGTGATCCTGTCGGACGCGGAGCGGATGACCCGGGCGGTGGCGGCTCGTCTGGAGATGGCCCGCGGTGAGGCCCTGTACCGGGGTCAGCTGACCATCTCGGAGAACGGTGTGGTGGCCACGGTCGACTTCGGGCGGGCGGGTGGCCACACGGTGGCCCCGGGCACGCTGTGGTCGGTGGTGGCGACGGCGACGCCGCTGGCGGACCTGCTGACCTGGCGGGACACGTACATCAACACCAACGGTGAGGCGCCGGGCGCGATCCTCACCTCGACCACGGTGCTGGGCTACCTGCTGCGCAACGCGGAGATCCGGGCCCTCGCCGCGACCACGGCGGGCACGCCGACGATCGTGTCGCAGTCGACGGTGAACGCGGTGTTCGCCGCGTACGGGCTGCCGCCGGTGTACATCTACGACGCGCAGGTGCGGGTGAACGGTTCGGCGTCCCGGGTGATCCCGGCCGACCGGCTGATCATGCTGCCGGAGCCGGGGTCGTCCCAGCTGGGGGCGACGCTGCACGGCACGACCGCGGAGTCGCTGGAGCCGGAGTTCGGTCTGACCGGTGACGAGCCGGGGATCGTGGCCGGCGCGTACAGCACGAAGGACCCGGTGGCGGTGTGGACGAAGGCGGCCACGATCGGCCTGCCCGTGCTCGCCAACCCGGACCTGACCCTCGCCGCCGACGTGGCCTGATCTGGGGAGTGACGAGATGGCGAAGAAGCTGACCACCACGGTGCACGTGCCGGACGAGAACGGGACCATGCACGTCTTCGGTCAGGGCGACGAGGTGCCGGGCTGGGCGGAGAAGGCGATCACCAACCCGGACGTGTGGGAGGGTGCCGGCGGCGACAAGGCCGTCACCTTCTCGGACCCGGGGAACTCGGGGCCGTCGTCGGTGGAGATGACCGACGGCGAGGACACCCGGCCGACCGCCACCGAGGCGGACCAGGGCGGGGCGCAGGACGCGGAGCAGCGTCCGGCGAAGAGCACCCGACGGTCGTCGGGCCGGTGATGGGCGGGGCCGGGCGGTATGCGGGTGCCGCCCGGCCCACCAACCTGGGGGTGAGCGGTGGCTGACCTGTTCGAGCTGGAGCAGCTCGACGCGTACATGCAGCAGGCGCAGGACCCCACGTCGGCGGCTCTTGCGCGGGATCTGGCCACCGCGCTGATCCGCGCTGAGGTCGGGGCCGCCCGGTATGACGCGCTGACGGACCTGTCGGTGTTCCTGCCGGTTGCCCTTGAGGTGGCGCGGCGGGCGCTGCTGAACCCGGGCGGGGTGCGGTCGGAGTCGCTCGACGACTACTCGGTCACCTACGCCACGGAGTTCGTGGGCGGCGCGGTGCTGACCGACGCGGAACGCCAGATGGTGCTGGCCGCCGCCGGTGTGGCGCCGGATGGCGCTTTCACGATCCGGGCTCGCCGTGACCCCAACTGCGCCCGCTACTTCACGCCGGAAGGAGCCCGTTATGGCTGCTAGCCCCCAGCACGTCACGCTGACGGCGGACACCGAGAAGGTCGTCACGCTGGACCAGAACTGCTCCACGGTGCGGGTCGTCGTGTACGCGAACCCGGCGACGATCTTCTTCAACACCCGGGACGTGGCGGTGCCGGCGGTCGCGTCGTCGCAGGACGGGCAGCACGTCATCCCGGCCACCCTCGCTGCGGTGGAGGTGCCCGCGGAGACGGCGTCCGGGACCAAGGTGCGGCTGCGGTCTCCGGGCACTCCGACTGTGATGGTGACGGGATGGTGACCCGCACCGGCTACACCCTGTTCGGCGGGGCCTCCACCCCGACCTGGGGTGGCGCGTCCGGTAACGGGCTTCTCGGGGCGACGTTTGATCCGCTGCTGGCGAACGTGTCCGCCGGTGTCACCACGGCCGGTGTGCTGCTCACCGCGAAGGCGTTCATGGAGCAGTCGGGGCCGGTCACGTCGATCGAGTACCTGGTCGCGGCCGGTGGGGCGACTCTCACCGCAGGGCAGTGCGGGCTCGGCGTGTACAGCGCGGCTGGGGCGCTGCTCGGGCAGACGGGTGACCTGTCGACGGCGTGGACGTCGACCGGATACAGGAGCAGCGCACTGACCGTTCCGACTGCCTCGCTGCCGGCGGGTTCGTACGTGTACGTGGCGATGCTGTGGAACGGCACCACGAGCCCGCAGCTGCGGGGTGTGTCGGCGACGGCGGCGGTGGTGAACATCAGCCAGACGTCGCAGTTCCGGTTCGGGTCCGGCGGGTCGGGTTTGACCGCGCTGCCGGCGACGCTGCCGGCGTTGACGGCCTCGACGCAGGCCGTGTTCTTCGGACTCAAGTAGCCGAACCCTTCGACTGGGTTTGAGAGGGGGCCGGTGTGGCGTCGCTGCGTTTCCCAGATACCGGCACCCGCATGGTGGTCATGGAGTCGGGCCGGCCCGCTGTCGGGCCGTCTGGCACCAACGCGGTCGGGTCCTTGTTCGCTGACGCGGGGTGCACGACGCCGGCTGAGGCGTACGCCGACGCGGCAGGCGTGCAGGGCGCTCTGCTGCCGCTGGATGACGAGGGTGGCCGCCGGGTCGTTCTCAATGGTTTCGGTGAGCAGCCGGACTACTGGGGGCCTGCCGACGGCACCTCCGTGCTGTGGATCCGGGTGAACGGGGTGGTGTCGCGGGTCAACGCCGACTACGACCCGCGGATCTCGGACCTCAACGCCCGCAAGGTTGACGCCGGTGATGCGCGGCTGACCGCGGCGGGGCTGCTGGTCAGTCAGCAGGCCGGCGCGAGCGACAAGGCGCGGCTGCAGGCGGCGGTGAACAACGCCGCCCCGTTCGGTGCGACGGTCATCATCGACGGGGCGCTGTCCGTGTCCGGGTCGGTGACGGTGCCGTCGGGTGCGCGGATCGACGGGTCGCGGGGTTCGGTGACGCAGACCGCTGACCTGTCGGCGACGTTCTTCGTCAACAACGCCTCGGATGTGGTGATCCGCAACGTTCGGGCGGTCGGGAAGGCCACCGACTATGTGGCGTCGTCGTCGGTGCTGGCGGCGGCTGCCGTGTACATCGCCGGCACCTCCAGCAACGTGCTCATCGACGGCTGTGACCTGCGCGGTCACGCCGGGGTGGGTGTGTTCATCGGCGCCGGGGTGAAGGATGTGCGGGTCGCGAACTGCCGGCTGCAGGGGCCGGGCCCGGACGAGATCACTCCGCTGGCCAACAACTACGGCATGGGTGTCGTCGGCGGTGACGGGTCGTCGGACTGGTCGGTGACGAACTGCGACATCTCCCTGTACGCGCAGGGCATCAACTCCGGTGACGTGTCGAATGTGCGGATCATCGGGAACACGATCCACGACATGACCGGTCAGCACGGCATCTACCTCGACGCGGTCAACAACCTGGTCGTCGCGAACAACCAGATCCGTGACACCGGCTTGCAGGGCATCAAGGTTCAGATCGCGAACAGCACGGTCGGGCAGGACATCGACGACGTCGCGATCACCGGGAACGTGCTGACGAACATTGGCTCGCACGGGATTCTGCTGACGAAGGCGGTGACCGGGTCGAGGCAGACCCGGCGGGCGTCGGTCGTCGGGAACACGGTCACCACCTCTGGTGCTGGTGGGGACGGCATCAACCTGATCGGTGTGCACGGCGCGGTGATCAGCGCGAACGTCGTCCACAACGCCCGGCATGGTCTGATCGCGAGTAGCTGTGTGGGCCTGACCGTGGGCCTGAACCGCTTCCACTCGTGCCAGCAGAACGGTGTGCTGCTGCTCGACACGACGGACGTCGACCTGGTGTACAACCGGGTGTTGAACCCGTCGTCGGAGAACAACCCGTCCGCCGAGTTCGGCATCCAGATGTCCGGGGTGACGGCCGACTGCCGGATCGTGGGCAACGTCGTTTCGGACGCGGCCGGGAACATGCGCTACGGCCTGTACCTGAACACCAGCCAGCAGGCGACGATCACGGTGCGAAACAACGACCTGACTGGCGCCACCGACCACGGCGCGCGGATGGACAGCACCCAGGGCATCAAGGAGTGGTCGGGCAACGTCCTCGCGGGTGGCCTGGGTGCGACGACAGGGTTCCCATCGACGTTCGTTCGGGGCGCGCCTGGTCAGGCGACGGGCACCGCCGCGCCGACCACGGGAACGTGGGCGCGGGGCGAGGTGCTGTGGAACCGCACGCCCACCCCGGGCGGTGTGCTGGGTTGGGTGTGCACGACGGCGGGGACGCCGGGTAGCTGGTCGGCGTTCGGCCGGTCGCTGTCGTCGTCGTGGACGGGGCCGACGGCCAACGCGCTGCTGGGCGGCACGTTCGACCCGATTCAGGCGAACGCCTCCATGCCGGCGATGACCGCCGGTGTGCTGTACGTCGCCCGGGTGGACCTGCCGGTCGGCGGTTCGGTGGCCGCGGTCGAGTTGCTGCTGGGAGGGGCGGGCGCGGGCCTGACCGCGGGGCAGAACCTGGTCGGGGTGTACGAGGCTGCCGCGGGTGGGGCGCTGCTGGCGCAGTCCGGTGACCAGTCAGCGGCGTGGGCTGGCACCGGCCAGAAGTCGGCGACGTTGACCGCCCCGACGGCCGCTCAGGACGCCGGCGGCGCCGTGTACGTGGCGTTGCTGTGGAACGGCACGACCAGCCCGGTGCTGCGCGGCCTGGCGGTCACCGCGTCGTTCGTCAACGTGAAGACCACGCTGCCTCGGTACGCGACCGCTGGGTCGGCGCTGACCGCGCTGCCGGCAACCCTGCCGGCTCTGACGGCGGCGGTGGCGACACCGTGGGTGGGGCTGTCGTAGCCGGCCACCAGCTGACCGCGTAGCCGAGGGCGAGGACGAAGTAGAAGGTGCGGGCGTTGAGGTCGCCGGAGACGCTGACGCAGGTCGTCTCGAACACCAGCAGGGCGAGCATCAGCACCGCCGCCGGCTCGGTTTTCGACGCGCGCCACAGGCGGACGGTGACGCGCAGCAGCACGGCGATGAGGACCGCCCCAGCCGCCCATCCGGCTTCGGCGGTCACCTCTAGGAAGAGGTTGTGCGGGTACAGGTAGGGCGGGATCGGGACGTGGACAGCCCAGTTTCCGATCCCGACGCCGGCCGGGTGGTCGGCGATCACGTCGAGGGTGGGCCGGGCCAGGGCGATCCGGTCGGACGCTTCGAGTTCGGCGCCGGGTTCGTAGAGCAGCGCGCCGATGCGGGATGTGGCGGGGACGAGCCGGAACGCGACGGCGAGGAACAGACCGGCTGCCGAGAGCAGGGCGAGTGTGGCAGCGCGGCTGGCCCGGGCGGTCGGCGATGACAGGGTGGCGACGATGACGGCGGCGATGACGAGGGCGACGACGGGCCCTCGGGAGCCGGTGGCGTAGAGGCCGACGGCGAGGATCCCGGCGGCGGGTAGTCCGATGCGGAGGGCGGTGGCGCGGGTGGCCATCAGCCACAGCAGTGCGGCGGCGGGGCTGCCGATGCCGCGGGCGAGCCAGATGGGGTTGCTGCTGCCGTCGGAGCCGATGGCGCGGCCGTTGGGGTCGACGCCGCCGGCGAGCGCGAATACGGCGAGGGCGAGGCCGGCTACGACCCAGACTTTCGCCCAGGTGGTGATGTCGCGGCGGTCGCGGATGAGCAGCGCGGCTGCGGCGGTTGGCACGGTGAGCATCAGGTACGCGCTGGTTTTGTCGGTGCCGTAGATGCTGGTCGGCGGGTTGAGGTAGGCCGGCACGGCGATGAGCGTGGCGAGGAGCAGGGCGAGGCACGCGGACCGGTGTAGGTACGGCAGCCCGCCGATGAGCGCCCCGGCGATGGGTAGGGCGAGCGCGGCGGCGGTGATGGTGACGACGGGTATGCCGCCGGTGGGCAGCAGCGACCCGACGAGCAGCAGCGCGAGAGCGGCGGCTTGCACCCACGCGCGGACGCCGACTATCTGAGGTTTTTTACCCACGCCTTGGCCAACCGGTCGAGGGCGGGTGGGGTCGCGCCTGATGGGCCGTTCGGTTTCGAGCAGTGGCGGGAGGGGTGGTCATGCCGATACCTGCGGGTCCACCCCCGGCCACTGCTCTCGGCCCTCCTGGGGCGGTCGTGGCGCGTGGTCGTGCCGCCGCTGAGCGGCTGATGGTGGACGCGTGCACGATCCGCCGGCGGACGGGTGAGACGACGGACGACGACGGCAATGTCACGCCGACGTTCGGGTTGGTGTATTCGGGGAAGTGCCGGATGCAGCAGCCGACCGCGACCGCGCAGGAGGAGGACTCCGGTGAGGCGTCGCTGCTGATGGTCCGCTTCGAGTTGCAGGTGCCGATGTCGGTGACGGGTGTTCAGGCCGACGACGTGGTGAAGGTGACCGCGTCGGTGTACGACCCGGATCTGGTTGACCGCGAGTTCGTGGTGCGGGGGCTGGCTCACAAGACGCACGCGGTGATGCGCCGCCTTCAGGTGGAGGAGCGGACGTCGTGAGGGTCAGCATCGACTCGGATGACCTCGCCCGGTTGACGGTCCAACTCGACAAGGCTGCCAGCAAGAGCCCGCAGGAGGCCGCCAAGGTCGTCGAGAAGGGCGCTCTGAACATCAAGAACGGGATGCGGCGGCGTGTCACGGGCATCGGGCACGCGCCCGCATACCCGTCCGCGATTACCTACGACACGTCGCAGGGGTTCCGTGGGCCGGAGGCGGAGATCGGCCCGGACAAGAATCGCCGGCAGGGCGCGCTGGGGAACATCCTCAACTACGGCACGGTGAAGAACCCGCCGATTCCGCACGTCGAGCCGGCGGCCGATGAGGAGATGCCGCGGTTTGAGCGGGCGATGGAGGACCTGTCTGTGCGGCTGCTGGAGGACCGGTGATCCGGGAGCACGCCGATGCGATCCTCACGCTGCTGCGCGCCGCGCCCGGTGGCACTCCGCTGACCGTGCATGACGGGGCGGTGCCGAACGGTGCGGTGCCGCCGTATGTGGTGGTCTACTTCGCCGACAACGACCCGGAGCTGCCGGATTCCCGGCCGCTATCACCGCCGCCGGGCCGGTACGTCCTGCGGCTGTACGCGCACAGCGTCGGCGGAAACGCGCCGGCGTCACGCGCCGTCGGCGAGCGGGTGCGCGGGGTCTTGCTGAACGTGGTGCCGCAGGTGGCGGGCCGTCAGTGCTTCCCGATCCGCCGTGAGGATGGGCAGCCGCCGCAGCGTGACGAGTCCACAGGCACGTTGGTGATGGACCGGGTGGACATCTACCGGCTGGAGTCCGAGCCGGCCTAGCGCCGCAGGGTTGTCACCAGCGCGTACGTGAGCCCGGCGGCTACGACGAACACGACGACCCGTGCCGCGCCGTGTAGCTCGGCGACGCCTGCGCAGAACGAGACGAGCAGGCCGACGACGACCGCCAGTAGGACGCGGTTGCCGGTGCTGTTCAAGCTCCAGCGCGATTCGTGCTGCTCAGTCATGTCGGCCACGGTACCGGCTGCCTGGAGAGATCAACCTCCGCCGCACGGGCGGACCTAACCACTCAGGAGGTGCGGCGCATGGCGCTGCTGAACGCAATCCGGCCGACGGCCGCCGGGGTGGCGTGGTCACCCGGTGTCGTTTCGTCCTCGGACACGATCGCGCAGGGGGACCTCGGTCAGCTCGGCGCGGTTCTGGTCGTCATCAACGCGGGCGGGTCGGCGGACACCGTCACCATCTCGGATGCCGGCAGATCCCCGGCGGGCAACGCCGCCACCCCGGCGACGGTGACTGTTCCCGCCGCGTCCGCGCGGACGATCTACATCAATCCGCGGTCGGTCGACCCGGTGACCGGGGTGGTGACGGTGACGCACTCGTTCACCACGTCCGTGACCTGCGCTCTCGTCGCGATGGGATGACCGCGATGGATACCGAGTTCGTGTGGCTGAAGCACCCCGACACCGGCGGCTACTTCCGCTGCCCGGCTGCGGCAGTGGAGGACTGGCTGGCCAACGGCTGGGAGGTGGCCGATGAGCCGCCGGCTGAGTCGAATCCAGTGACCGCCGAGAACCTCGCCTGGCGTGAGCAGCAGGACCAGGCCGCGACGAAGCCGGCCAAGCAGAACGACAAGCCGACCACGAAGGTCGCCCGCCGCGGCGCCCAGAACGGAGACATGAGCGATGGCTGACGTCCTCGCCGATGGCATGACCCGCGTCGCGTGGGTGGGAGCCATCACCAACCAGAACGCCCCGACGACCACGGAGCTGAACGCGGGGATCCTGCTTCAGCAGGTCATCACCGCTGACGGGCTGATGGGGTTCGAGGCGACCACGGCGGAGGTGGACACCACCAGCCTGGCCAGCACCTTCGACACGAAGACGATCGGCCGGGACAGCTTCTCCGGCACGGGGCTGCGGATGAAGAAGCAGACGTCGCCGGACACGGCGTTCACGACGCTGTCGCGGGGAACGTCGGGCTTCATCGTGATCCGCCGCGGTGTCGCGGAGACGACCTCGTGGGCGTCCTCCCAGGCCGTCGAGGTGTACCCGGTGACCTGCGGGCAGCGGAAGATGCTCGCCCCGGAGGCCAACTCGGTGCAGAAGTACGAGGTCGCGACGCCGATCACCGCGGCGCCGTCGCTGTCGGCGACGGTCGCCTAGCTCCTACGGGCGACCGTGAAGGCGATGTTAAGGGCGCTGATCACGATCGCGGCGATGGCGGCTTCGAGGGTGTGGTCTTGCATGAAGGTCCAGACCGCGTCCATGCCGTCAGGGTAGCGCGGCCTCGCCGTCGCTGCGGTCGTCTGTCGCCTGATCCATGACCGGGGCGGTCGGGCCACCAGCCCGGCTCGGCCGCCCCGCACCAATCGCGGGCTGGCATGGAAGGGCTGGACATGGACATCAAGGAACGGATCCGACGGGCGCAGCCAACCACCAGATCCGAGCGGATCTGGCTGGGCGCCGACCTCGACCTGCTCGACGAGTACGAAGCGGCCGTCCAGGCGCTCGACGAGGCGAAGAAGCCATCTGACTCCCTGGCCGGCAACGGGTCGGTCGCGGACGCCGAGCAGCGGGTCGAGGAGTTGCAGGCCAAGCTCGACGAGTTCGCGGTCGACTTCAAGTTGCGTGGCCTCGACGATCTGCACTGGTCGCGGCTGCTCGACCAGCACCAGCCGCGCAAGGACGCCGCCGGGACGGCCGATCCGCAGGACGCCGAGTTCGGCTACAACATGGAGACCTTCCCCGCCGCTCTGGTGCGGGCCGCCACCGTCGAGCCGGTGATGGACGACGACGACTGGCGGGCGCTGCTCGGCGACGAGGACACCCTCGGGCTGATCACCTCCAACCAGTTGCAGCAGCTGTTCAAGGTTGCGTTCCGGTTGACCCGGCATCCGGTGGATGTCCCTTTCTCGCCGGCCGCCTCGAAGCCGACCCGGAACTCCGGGCGCGGGTAGAGGCGGCTGAACGCCTCGGTGTGAGCCTGGCCCGGTTCATGGGTGAAGAGCCGGGCGAAATCACCGAGTACGAGTACGACGAGAGTGGCCGGCTGGCCCGGTCGGTGACGATCCGGGTGCCGGAGTGGGACGACGAGCAGCGCGGCTGGATGCTCGCCCTCGCCGTCTACCGCGCGCGGCTGTGCCCGCAGTGTGGTCGGCCGTTGTCGGTGTGCACCGACCCGGACTCGGAGAGCGAGTGGCTGGTTCCGCCGGCCCGCCGCTGCTACGCGACGACGGCGTTGCGTCTCGCGGCGCCGCAGTACAAGGACAGCCCGCAGCCGGAGGCGCTGCTGCTGCACGCTGAGCGGAGGTGACTGGTGGCCGGTCTGCGTACCGTCGGCGTTCGCCTTCAGGCGGACGTGTCGGGTTTCAAGGCCGGCCTCGGTCAGGCCCGTACGGCGGCGGGCGAGCTGCGCGGGGAGCTGGACAAGGCGGCCAAGGCCGGGAAGCTCGACGCGGTCGCTGACCAGGCCACCCGGATGGGTCTCGGTCTGGCGGGGGCGTTCGCTGTCGCGGTAGGTGCGGCGGCGAAGTTCGACAAGCAGATGTCCGAGGTGGGGGCGGTCTCGGATGCCACCGCCGGGCAGATGGAGCAGCTGCGTCAGGCTGCCCTGAAGGCTGGCGCGGACACCGCGTTCAGCGCGTCGGAGGCCGCGAAGGCTGAGGCGGAGCTGGCGAAGGCGGGCCTGGACACGTCGGACATCCTCGGCGGGGCTCTGTCCGGTTCCCTGTCCCTGGCGGCGGCGGGGTCGATTGACCTGGCCGAATCGGCGGACATCGCGGCGAAGACGATGAACGTGTTCAAGCTCAGCGGCGGCGACGTCGGGCACATCGCCGACGTGCTCGCCGCGGCGGCGAACAAGTCCGCCACCGACGTGCACGAGATGGGCGAAGCCCTGAAGATGGGCGGCCTTGCTGCCAGCGCCGCCGGTATGGGTTTGGAGGAGACGGTCGGCACGCTGTCGGCGTTCGCCGACCGGGCGCTGGTCGGCTCCGACGCGGGCACCAGCCTCAAGACGGCTCTGATGATGCTTCAGGCCCCGTCCGGCAAGGCCGCGGACCTGATGGCTGAGCTGGGGATCGCCGCCTACGACGCGAACGGCAACTTCATCGGCACCACCAAGCTCGCCGGCCAGCTCCAGACCGCGCTCGGGAAGCTGACGCAGGAGCAGCGCAACGCCGCCCTCGCCACCATCTTCGGCGCAGACGGTATGCGCGCGGCGAACATCCTGTACGAGTTGGGTGAGAAGGGCGTCCAGGACTACGTCGCCGCGGTCGACGACCAGGGCGCCGCCGCCGATGTGGCGGCGAAGAAGATGGACAACCTCGCCGGTGACGTCGAGAAGCTCACGGGCTCGCTGGAGACGATGGCGATTCAGGCCGGGTCCGGCGCCAACGGTGGGCTGCGGATCCTGGTGCAGTCCGCCGGGGCGCTGGTCGACGAGGTGGGGCAGCTTCCGGCACCGCTGACCAGCGCGCTGACGGTGATGACAGGGCTGACGGGCGGTGCGCTGCTGCTTGGTGCCGGCTGGATCCGGGTGCGCCGATCGACGCAGGAGATGCTTTCCGAGCTGCGGGATGTCGGCCCTGCCGGTCAGAAGGCGGCGCGGGGGCTGGAAACCGCCAGCAAGTGGGCGGGTCGGGCGGCCATCGCGTTCGCCGCTTTCGAGATCGCTGGCGCTGCTGTCGGGGCGATGCAGAAGGACCTGAACCCGCAGATCGACGCGATGGCCAAGGGCCTAGGCGAGTTCGGCAAGAGCGGGGTCCTCGCCGGCGAGTCCGCGCGGGTGCTGGGCACCGACATGCAGGACCTGGCTGTCGGGTTGAAGTTCCTCGCCGACACGGACAACAGCCGGCGGAAGTTCGCCCGATGGGGTCAGGAACTCCTCGAAGGAGTCGTTCCCGGCCTCGACGGCACGAACACTTCGCTGACCCGCACAAAGGAGCGGGTGGAGGCGATGGACGGCGCCCTCGCCCAGCTGGTGCAGGGCGGCAAGACGGAGGATGCGCGGGCGGCGTTCGACCGGCTGGCGGCGGCGGCCGAGAAGGACGGCGTCTCCATCGACGAGCTGAAGGCGTTGTTCCCGCAGTACGCGGGCGCGCTGGAGGTGGCGGGGAAGGCGTCGACTGACACCGCCCCGAAGATCGCCGGGGTTGGCGGTGCGGCGGCTGATGCCACGCCGAAGGTCGAGGATCTGAAGGCCGCGTTCGACGCACTGTTCGGTGAGCGGATGTCGGCTGATGAGGCGCTGATCGCCTACCGGCAAGGGATCAAGGATCTCAACACGGAGCTGGAGAACGGGAAGCGGTCCCTCGACACGCACAAGCAAGCCGGCAGGGACAACGCCACTGCTGTGCTGGACCAGATCGAGAAGATCAAGAACCTGCGGCAGGCCAACATCGACAACAACATGTCGATCGCGGACGCGGACGCGGCCTACAAGGCGCAGATCACCACCCTGCGGACCACGCTGCTGAACCTCGGCTACAACGAGGAAGCCGTCGACACGCTGATCGGGAAGTACTACGACATCCCCGACGAGGTGTCCACCGATGTGTCGGCGCCCGGGTTGAAGGAAGCCACCGCCAAGGTGGCCGATTTCAACTTCAAGGTCCGCAGCGTCCCCCCTTCAAAAGCGGTGCCGTTCTGGGCCTATACGGACGAGGCGAAGGCGGCGGTGGAAGCGCTACGCCTGAAGATCGCCCAGATCAAGAGCAAGCACGTGTACGTCACCGGGTCGGTCCGCTGGACCAGCTCCGGGGACCTGAAGGTGCCCGGCGGCACCCAGCTGAAGAACAGGTGGGGTGGGGTCTACGAGCACGCCGCGACGGGCGTGCTGCGTGAGGCGCACATCGCCTCACCGATGGGTCCGGCCCGGTACGCGTACGCGGAGCAGTCCACCGGCGGTGAGGCGTTCGTGCCGAAGTTCGGGGACCCGGACCGGTCCCTGGCGATCCTCGACAAGGCGGCTAGCTGGTACGGCGCGAGCCTGTCCCGGCCGGGCTCGATGATCCCGCCGACCGGGTATGCGGCGGCTTCGGGTGGGGTTCTCCGCTTGGAGGTCGTCGCCCACGTCGACGAGTCGGCGGGCAGCCCGCTCATGCGGGCGATCAACGAGGGCATCCGCCTTGAGGTGAAGAACGTCGGCGGCGGAAACGTCCAGGTCGCGTACGGGAGGAACCGGTGAGCGTGTTCCCGAACGTGACCGGCGAGCTGTACCTCGGCCCCTCGCTGGGGTGGGTGGACATCTCCGCTGACCTGCGGGGCCGCCCAGCCGGCTCCGGTGGTGGTGTCACCATCACCCGGGGCCGCCCAGCCGAGGGTCAGGACGTGCAGGTGACCCGCTGCGAGCTGGTGCTGAACAACGCTGGCGGGAAGTACTCGCCGCGGAACCCGGCCAGCCCGTACTACGGGCTGCTGGGCCGGAACACACCCATCCGGGTGCGGGTCGCGGAAGCCGACCAGGGAGGCGCGGTGGCGCTGACCGGGCCGGCACCCAGCCCCGCCACGGTGACGACTCCGCCGAACGCGGCGCTGAACGGCACCGGCGACGTGGATGTGCGGGTGTGGGCGCGGATCCCGAACTGGGCGGACGGCGACGGGTTCACCCTGGCGGGCCGCTACGTGGCGGCCGGCACGGACCGGGCCTGGTTCTTGTCCCTCAACGGGCAGGGTCAGCCGGCGTTCTCGTGGTCCCCCGACGGCACCCTCGCGGCGCGGGTCGACCGCACGTGTGGGGCGTCGGTGGTCCCAGCCGCCGATGGGAGCCTCGCCGTGCGGGCAGCGCTGACCGTCGCCACCGGGGTGGTGCGTTTCTACACGGCGCCGACGATGGCCGGGCCGTGGACGCAGCTCGGCGCGGACTCCAGCCCGGCGGGCGCCACGTCGGTGGCGGTCGCGGCGGGCGCCGGCATCGACCTGGCGTACGAGCCGTCGATCAGCTCCCCGGCGACGGCCGGCGAGTTGTACGGCTTCCAGCTGCACACCGGCGGCACGCTGGTGGCGTCACCGGATTTCACCACCCTGCGGGCGGGGGCGACGTCGCTGACGGACGGGCAGGGGCGGGTATGGACACTGTCGCCGTCGGCCGTCGCGATCGACCGGGGCGCCCGCTTCCACGGTGAGGTGTCGTCGTGGCCGGCCCGGTGGGCTGGCGCGGGCAGCGACCAGTGGACCCCGATCGAGGCGTCCGGCCCGTTCCGCCGACTGTCGCAGGGCGCCAGCCCTGTGATGTCGCCGCTGCGCCGCACCTTGACCCGGCTGACACCGGCCGGATACCTGCCGCTGGAGGACGGCCCGGACACGTACCGGCCGACCAGCGCGGCGCCCGGAGTGGGCGCCGGGACCGCCAATCAGGTGGAGTTCGGTCAGGAGTCCGGGCGGCTGGCAGGGACGGCGGCGGCGGCGAAGATGACCGCAGCCACATCGTCGATCACCATGCCGGTCGGGTCGCGGACTCTGAGTAGCTTCTGGTCGCTGATCGGGTTCTTCAAGCTGGCCACCGCCCCGGTGGGCGCGGACCAGACATTCATGCGGGTGTTCGTCGCGGGTGGCCTGGTGGTCCGCTGGGAGTTCCAGCTGTCCGGCGGCGGCTACCGGTGGATCGGCTACGACAAGTCCGGCACCGCTGTGGCCGACCAGGCGATATCCAGCGCCAGCCAGCCTCCCACCGACTGGGTGATGTGGTACTTCGAGGTGGAGCAGGTCGCGGGGACCGTGTCGTGGCGGCCGTGGGTGGCCAACGCCGGTGATCTGCTTTTCACAGCGCCGGGCCCGTTCACGTTTTCCGGCGCGATCGGGTTCCCGACTCGGGTGGATCTTCTTTCCAACTCGTACTTCGTGGACGCGTTGTGGTCGCATCTGGCGGTCGACGACCGGCGGATCTTCCTCTCGGACGACTTCGCGAAGGTGTCCACGGGCTACACCGGTGAGACCGCGGGGACGCGGATGGCCCGGGTCGCGGCGGATGAGGGCATGCCGATCACCTTCTGGGGTGCTGCGGCGTCCACGCAGGTGATGGGGCCGCAGCCGATCGCGCCGCTGCTGGATGTGCTGAAGGACGCGGCGGAGGTTGACGGCGGGATCCTCATCGAGGCGCGTGGGCATCCGGGGCTGCACTATCGGACCGGGGCGAGCCTGACCAATCAGCAGGGCCTGCCTTTGGACTACGGGACGCATCTGTCGGCGCCGTTCGAGCCGGTCGACGACGACGACGCGACCCGCAATGACGTGACCGTGTCCCGCCCTGGCGGGGGTTCGGCGCAGGCGGTGCAGGATTCGGGTCCGTTGTCGGTGCTCGCGCCGCCCACCGGGGTGGGCCGGTACGCGACGTCGGAGACGGTGAATGTGGCCAGCGACGACGCGCTGCCCGACCAGGCTGGTTGGCGGCTGCGTCTGGGCACCGTCGATGAGGCCCGCTATCCGCGTATCGGCCTGAACCTGATGCGTGATCCGCTGCGCGGGAATGCGCCGATGCTGCGGGCGGTCACGCAGGTCGACGCCGGGGATGTGGCGTCGATCGCCGGCCTGCCGTCGTGGCTGCCGCCCGGTCCGGCCCGGGTGATGGTGCAGGGCTACACGGAGATGCTCGACGCCTACGAGTGGACGATCGTGTGGAACGCGGCGCCAGCTTCTCCGTGGGATGTGGCGGTGGTCGACGGTGAGGCGCGGGTCGCGGCCGACGGGTCGACGCTGGCTCTGGCCCTGCCCGCGGCGGCGACGTCGCTGGCGCTGACGTCGACCGAGGAGAACGGCACATGGACGGAGGACCCGGCGGACTTCCCGCTGCCGATGCGGGTCGGCGCGGAGCAGGTCACCGCGTCGGCGATCGGGCCGGCCGTGTCCGCCGCGTTCACCTCGACCGTGGCCGGCGGCTGGCCGACGGCTGAAACCGGGCAGACGTGGACCACGTCGCCCAGCGGGGACCACTCGTCCGCGTCGGGTGTGGGCCGGCAGTCGCACGGCACGGTCAACTCGTTCCGGTCGGCGCTGCTCGACACCGGCCTGACCGACCTGACCACCACGGTGGACGTCACGATCCCGGTGATGCCGAGCGGCGCCCCCATCACGCACTGGTCGGTGGCCCGGGCGGTGGACCTGTCGAACTACTACACCGTCCGGCTGACCGTCTCCCCGACGGGGGCGGTGTCCCTGGCGCTGCTGAGGCGGACCGGCGGCACCCTGTCGGGAAGCCTCGCCGCCGCGTTTCTGTCGTCTACCCACGCGGCCGGGAACACCTGGCGGGTGGTGCTGGACGTGCGCGGTTCGACGCTGCGCGCGAAGGCGTGGCGGCCTGCCGTCGACATCGTGCCGGGCTGGCAGGTGGAAGCCACCGACGGCAGCCTGACCGCCGGCACGCTGGCCGGGCCGCTGAGCCGGCTGGAGTCGGGCAACACCAACACCCTGCCGGTGGTGTTCAGCCACGACAACTGGGCGGTGTCGAACCCGCAGACGGTCACCCTGACCGCCCGCGCCGTGAACGGGGTGTCTCGGTCGTGGCCGGCCGGCACCGGCGTGGATGTGTTGCTGCCCGCGGTTCTGTCGCTGTAGAGGGAGGCTGACGTGCCGATCACTGTCCGGTCCGGGATGCGGCTCACGCCGGCCCGGCTCAACGACCCCAGCCGGGGGCAGGCGTTCAGCTCGTCGCCGCATTCGGCGTTCAGCACGGAGGCGGTGTCGCTGACCGTGCCTGGCATGGTGTTCAAGGCCGGGTGGGCGTACCGGGCGTACATCCGGGGCCTGCTCTACGGCAACGCCAGCGGGATCCTGGTGCACTTCCGGCTGCGGCAAACCGGTCTGGGTGGGGCGGACTACGGGGAGTACGGCCGGGTCGAGACGAAAGGCACGGCGATCTCCACGTCGGTCCTGGTCAACGGCGCGGTGGTACTGACCCGCTCGGCGGGCACCGACCTGACCACGGACGTGGCGCTGTGCGTGTCGGCAGGCAGCGGCACGGGCACGCTCTACGCCACCTCCGCGTCACCCCGGTACCTGTGCATCGAGCCGATCGGCCCGGCGTCGGAGTACCTCGGGCTTGGGGTGGACGTCTGATGACCCTGGTCGGCTGGTGCCCGGCTGGGCGGACCGTGGCGGAGATGCTGGCCATGTACCCCGGCACCACCGCCGTCCGCATCTTCGTCGGCGCCGGGAAACCTCTCCCGACTTGGGACGGGCCGGTCCTCGGGCCGATCCCCGCCGGGGTGATGGTGCACGTGTCGTTCAAGACCTGGGATGTGCCGGCGGTCGAGCGGTGGCTGACGGCCATGCCCGCCGAACACGCCCCGATCATCCTCACCTACGCCCACGAACCGGAGCAGGGCACCGCCGCAGGGGATCCGACCGTCGAGCAGTTCCGCACCCGCTGGGCGGAGCTCGTTGCAGCCCTCGCTGACCACCCTCGCCGGCCGGATGTGCTGCTGGTGCCGGTGTACACCCGCTACTGGTGGCAGGCGCATGCGAACGATCTGCGGTGGCTGGTACCGATGGTCGACGCGTACGGCTGGGACGTCTACAACGACGGCCCCACGTATCGCACCCCCGACGACCTGCTCACCATCCCCCGGGACATCGCAAAACGGACCGGGCTGCCCTACCTGATCGCCGAGTTGGGTGGCGTCCGCCTGGCCAGCGACAAGGACGGCGCCGGCCGGGCGAAGTGGATGCGGGACATGGTCGCCGCCGCCGCCACTGACGGGGCGTGGACCGTGTGCTGGTTCCACAAGGGCAACTCGGACCTCGCCCCCGTCCTCACGGCTGCGGTGACAGACCCGGCCCTCGAGCGGCAGACCTGGCAGCAGCTGACACAGGAGGCATCCGTGGCGTGGAGCAGGGGCCAGCAGTGGCGGATCGTCGGCTCGTTGGAGCGGCTCAACGAGCAGATCCGCGCCGCCTACCCGAAGGCCGTACCACCGGCGACCCCCGCCGCGTCGTGGGGGGCGATCGCCGACAGCGCGCACAGCTCAACCTCCGACCACTACCCGCACTTCTACAGCGCGCTCGGTAAGACGGCGGTGGTGTGCGCCCGGGACTTCCCGCACGCCCCCAGCCTGGGCTTGGACGCGCACGCCCTCGCCGACCAGCTCCGGGCCAGCCGCGACAGCCGCATCGGCTACATCATCTCGAACGGGCGGATCACCGGACCGTCCCACGGCTGGCAGTGGGACAAGTACAGCGGCTCGGATCCCCACGACACGCACATCCACGTGAGCACCGTGCACACCGCCGCGGCGGACGACACCCGTGACTGGCACATCGGAGAGGACGACATCATGGCCACACTCGACGACCTGCGCACGGTGGTCCGGGACGAGCTGCGCGAGGCGCTGCCGTTCCAGTCCGCCGGCATCGCCACCGCCAACCCGACCGTCAAGGCGATCTCGGCACGGCAGCTCCTGGAATACGCGTGGTCCGACGCCCGGCAGGCCAACAGCGGCGTCGCTGCCCTGCGCGCTGCGGTCGCCGAGATGGCCGGCCGTGACCTGGTCGACGAGCAGGCGATCGTCACCGGCATCCTCGCCGGCCTGCCCGCGGAGCGCATCGCCGCCGCGATCCCTCAGGACCTCGCCAAGCAGGTCGCCGACGAGCTGGCCACCCGACTCCAAGGCTAGACCGGTGACGACGATCATCGTCACCGGAAGACACCGCCCCCACGAAGTCATGTTCCTGGTCCTCTCCGCGCTAGCCGGCGCAGCATTCGTCGCCGGCGCGAAACCCCCCTCCACCCTCGAACAGCTCGTCGAACCGTGGGTGCTCTGGACCTGGTACCTGCTGCTGCTCGGCTCCGGCGTCATCGGACTGATCAGCATCGCCCTACCCAACACCTACCGAACCCTCGTCCTCGAACTCGCCGCCATGCAAGGGCAGACCGCGGCGCCGCTGCTGTACGGGCTGGCGCTGCTGTCCACCGGCGCCCCGGCCGCCGTGTTCGCAGTCGCGTTCTGCCTCGCCTGGTCCGGCGCCTCGATGTGGCGGGGCTGGCAGGTGTGGAAGGCCATGAGGGTGCTACGACTAGCGGGGGATTAACCGTGACGAACGTGTGGGGGCTGCTCGCGGCGGCCGTCGGCGGCGGGGGACTGGCGGGAGTCGCAACCACCCTGATATCCGGGGTGCTGAACCGGCCGAAAACGCGGGCCGACGCCGTCGCCCTGCTCACCGGCAGCGCCATCCAGCAGGTCAACGAGCTGCAAGAGAGGACCGCGGAAGCGGAGCGGGAAGCGAAAGCCGCCCGCACAGAGGCGGCGCAGGCCCGCCAGCAGATGCGGGAGCTGACCGGTGAGATAGACGCCGCGGTCGCCACGTTGCGGACGTGGCGGTCAGCGATCCTGGAGCCGGTGTCACTGGACGCGGCGCTCCGGTTGGAGCAGCTGCGGGCGATGGTCCGCGATCCGGGCGGCACCATCAACGGCCGGCACCTGTAGCCCGACCCCTGTGCGCGTGCTCGTGCTGCGTGGTCTTCCCGCAGCCCGGCCGCTGGCAGCGCCACTGCCGGCCCATCTCGTAACAGCCCTCCACCCGGCAGGCACCCCACGCAGGGGTCGTCTCCGTGTGCCCATCGGGACACGGCCTCGGCACCTCAGCGATGCCATCCGGCGTCACCTCGTACAGCTGCACACCCACACCCTAGCCAGGAGGCAACATCATGTGGACCGGCACGTTCTGGAAGCAGGCCCTCGAGCGGGCCCTCAAAACCTTCGCCCAGGCCGCCCTCGCGCTGCTCGCCGGAGACGGCCTCGGCGTCCTCGACATCAACTGGGGTGACGTCGCCTCCGTCGGCGCGCTCGCCGCCGTCGCGTCGATCCTCACCTCGATCGTGTCCGCGCCGGCCGGCGAGCCGAACAGCCCGTCGCTGGTCGACCTGCCCCCGCCGGGACCGAACACCCCGGTCGACTGACCTACTGCTGCACAGACTGCGGGCCCTGCTTCCTTCGGGAGGCAGGGCCCGCTTTCGCGTGTCCGGGGCTACCAGTCGCGGCCGTCGACCACCCCCACCATCTCCGGCTCCGTCGACTTCCGCGCCGCACACCACAGGCCGTGCAGCTCATGCGGCTCCAGATTCCGGTCGGCCTGAAACCGGCACATCGCCTGGTACGCCGCCTCCTGCACGTCGTCCAACTCCAGCACCAGCGTCCCGCCGGTCACGACCCGGCCGCGGCCGTCACCGACCAGCCACTGCCACAACCGGCCCGGACGTCCCTCGGTGGTCAGCAGCGGCTTCCAGTCGCCGGGCAGCGGGAACTGGTCGTAGAAGCTGGGCCGACCCCGGTAGGTGGCCCACCGCCACATCGTCAGCGGGCTCACCGCAGCGCCATCCACAGCCCGGCGGTGAACATCAGCGCGAACACAAGACCCGCCGCGGCGCCCACCTTCAACACGATCAGCCACTCGTCGATCACCCGACGCACCAGCCCCTTGATAGCCTTCTTCGTCGCCATCAGATCCCGGTAGGCCCGCAAAGCACGCGCGTACGCCTTGCCCACCGGCCACACGACCAGCGCGCCCAGCAGCGCACCGATGACCAGTTCCGTCACGACGCCACCTCCACATCACGCCGGCGGAACCGCTCCGTGTCCGCCTTCATCCGCTTGACCACCCGAGCCCGCTCCCGATCCGTCGGATACGCCGCCCGGTACTTGCGGATCCCGGTCTCCGTCGCGAAGAACCCGATCCCCGCCGTCGCCTCCGTCTTCGGCAGCTCATGCGCCGGGAACGCCTTCGACGCCCCAGGGCCGAGGATCGTGTTGACGATCTCGTCGGAGTTGACGCGCAGGCATGTCACGTAGCCGAACAGGTCCCGGATGTCACCGATGGTCGACTTCTGCGACAGCTGCGAGCAGGCCAGCAACCCGAACCCCGCCGCCCGCGCAGTCGACAGGAACACCATGAACGCGTCCGACGCCTTCACCTGCGCGCCGCCGACCTTCACCTTCGTCGACCCCGACGACATCGCCAGCACCGTCAGCAGCTCGTCGATGACCATCAGGTCGAGCGGGTTCTCCCAGGTGAACGGGTTCTTCCGCAGCCCCGCCCTGCGCAGCATGGCCTGGCGCACCTCCATCGCCCGGATGGCGTGCTCCAAGAACTGCGGCCACTTCGTGGGGTTCCGCTCGTAGTAGTAGGCCGAGTCCTCCAGCTCACCGAACTCCTGACCGCCCTTCGGGTCGAACACCCGGATGCGGTGCGGGATCCCCGACTCCTGAAGGCCGTGCAGCGTCGTCCACACCTCGGACGACTTCCCGGCGCCCTGCATGCCGACAATCAGGTTCGGCAGCCGCAGATCCTTCTCGATGGGCTGGCCGTCCTCGTCGAGACCGACGACAACCTGCATCGGCTTGGACGGCTTCGGCAGCTCGGCGACGCGGATCACCCGACGGAATGGATCATCGTAGGTGAGGGTCCAAAGGTGTTTCCCCCCTCCGAGATCCTTGACCTTCACGTCGCGGCAGCGGAACCCAGCCCGCAACTTGTCGGCCTTGCCGCGCACGTCCGCAGGCGAGGCGCTGACGCTGCCCGCGTCGACCTCGATGGACACGCCGAGAGCCGTCGGACGGATCCGACCACCCTTCGGAAGACGCTTGGCGGTGCCCGCCTCAAGCGGCGACTTCACCAGCCCCGCGTCGGTCATCACCGTCACCCACCGTCGCCGGATGAGTCGCTTCCGCTTCCGGAATTTGGCGGACCTGTGTAGGATCGCGAGCGACTGCCGTTGCTCGCGCCCTCCCCAGCGCACCAATCCCGCAGCCGCAGCACTCCACACGACAGTGGCCCCCGTCAGATGACCGAGCGTCACC